TGATGCAGGTTCAGCAACACTAAACGCATCGTTGTCTTATGCTGGTGCTGTGAATGATTTTACAAGTGAAACCGTCATCTCGTCAAATGCTGTTTCATACAGTGGATCAGCCCAACGCTTTACGTTTACGTTTACTCTACCAGCTAATGCAGCTAACGGGGTGGCAATTAGGTTTGATGGAGCAAAGACTTCAGCTACGGGTACATTCACCCTAACTTTTGGCGGTGTCCAATTAGAGACTGGCGACACAGCCACCCCCTTCGAGCATGAGCCATCTTCGGTAACGCTTCAGAAGTGCAAACGCTATTATCAAAACGTATACAAACATGGCAATGCTAACACAGGTACTTATTACTCTACTTTTAATAAGTTTTATGGTGGTGAGGTGCAGTTTCAAACTATGCGAACAGCCCCTTCTGTTTCCTACTCACACCCAAGTGGGGCTTTTTATTGGGTCAACCCTGGAGTTGTTGCTTTTTCTGCAAATTCAACTTCTGGTTTTCAATACTCAGCCCAACAACCTAACACATCCTCCACAGGTACCATAAACTTTATACAAATTAGACAGGCTGGAAATGCCACTCCTGTGGACGGGGGTTCGTATCGTCTTGAAGCTGACATAATCTTTCATTTAGATGCGGAGTTATAATATGGAGCATTTGAACATAGTACAAGCTACATACATCAGAGATCTACCCAAAATAGGACAAGATGTTGGCGATATTATCTCTATTATGATTAGCTTAGACGGACAAGAGATGTCAGTCCCACTTGACCCAACCAACCGCCACTATGCAGAGATACTGCGTCAGGTTGAGGCTGGTGAATTGGTAATACAAGACAGTGACTCTAACGAGTAACAGAGGCAGAGTAACTACCTTGACAAATTAGCTTTTTTGAGTTAAACTAGAGTATGCTAATTGATCATAACAAAGCTGTAGTAGATAGCTTAAAACTCTTCCGACAAAGCAGATGGCACAGGAACTATAATGTGGAAGATATCTTCCGATACATTGTAGCCCCCATTAAGTATAACCGTATGCGTATCTACTACTCAGGTGATGAACCAGTTGGACTTATTACTTGGTGTTGGTTAGACAAAGAAGCTGGACAGAAGTTCCTTACGAACGACTACAGAATAACTGAAGAAGACTACGTAAGTGATACTAAGGCTGAACTATGGGGAATAGAGTTTGTCGCACCCTACGGTAATGCAAGAGAGTTGATGCGACTAATACGAAAAGAACATAGTTCTGTTTACGGTAAAGACGAAAAAGTAAATTGGCGAAGACTTCACGATCCCACCAAAAGACACATGAAAGAGTTTAAGAAATGAAATCTGGTTTGTATAATCCCTTTATGCCTCAAGTCGGTTTAGCTAGCCGTGTCGTATTTGGTGGTGGAGGTGGTGGTGGTGATGCCACAACGTATACGTCTACTTACCCAGAGCTAGCTAATCAGACATACACTTCAGAAGCTGATATGAAAGCTGCTGAGAAAGCTATTGACGATAAGAAAGCTGACGATAAGGCTATTGCCGATTATAAGGCTGCAATTAAAGCTGCTGTACAAGGCGTAACTGGGGATGGAACCGATGCTATCGGTAAAGCACAACAGCAGATTCAAGCAGCACAGGGTGTAGCTGCCCCAGGTCTTATTGACACTAGCCGTTCTAAAGAGGTTACCGATGCTTTAAATAGTACCTTAGGCTCACTGCAAAAAAGTCTGCAGAAAGCACAGACGGAACGTAACACACAGATCTCTGCTCAATCACGACAGATGACGCAGCAAGCTCTCTCTGATCCTTCGTCTCTAGTTCAAAAAGCTGATGTTGCTAAGATTGACCCCAATGCTGCTGGAACTACTATTGCTTCTGGTACGGGTCAAGTTGGTCCTGCAGCTACTATGAGTGCTACAACGACTGGTCCTGCTGCTACAGCACAAGCTGCTGCACCTATCTCTACAGCTACGACACAGGCTGCAACAAGTACTGGTGCTATGCAGCAAGCAGGTGCTCAGTTACAAGCACAGCAAGGTCAGGTATCACAAGGTGCACAGGCACAAGCAGCTACCATGAACCCTGCTACCAGTGGTGTAAATCAGCTACAAGCTGCTCAGGGTCAAGCTCTGATGATGAACAACCCCACTCAGAGACAGATCCAACAAGGTGAAATTATCTCTGGTGTAGCTGATGCACAGAAAGCTGCTGCATACACAGAACAAATCCAAGCTGCTACTGCAACACCATCTGCACAAACACAAGTGCAAAATCAACTTGCTGGTTTGATGAACCAGTTCCAAGGTAGTCAACCACCTGCATGGGCTGCTGGTGCTCTACGTAATGCTACTGCACAGATGGCTGCTCGTGGTCTAGGTGCTTCGTCTATGGCTGGTCAGGCTCTAGTACAAGCTGCTATGGAATCAGCACTCCCTATTGCTATGGCTGATGCACAGACACAGACACAGTTTGAAATGCAGAACTTGTCTAACCGTCAACAACGTGCTATGCTTGCAGCACAACAACGTGCAGAGTTTATGGGTCAAGAGTTTGACCAAGCATTCCAAGCAAGAGTACAGAATGCTTCTCGTGTTGCTGATGCAGCAAACATGAACTTCACTGCAGAACAGCAAGTGGCACTAGAGAATAGCCGTACAGCTAACACAATGAACCTACAGAACCTGTCCAATGATCAGGCTATGGTGATGGCTCAAGCTGCCTCTATCTCACAGTTAGAACAACAGAACTTGTCGAATACTCAGCAAGCTGCTGTACAAAATGCTCAGGCATTCTTACAGGTGGATATGGCTAACCTGTCTAACCGTCAACAAACTAACATGTTTAAGGCACAGGCAATTCAGCAATCTATCCTTTCAGATACAGCTGCAGAGAATGCTGCACGTCAGTTCAATGCTTCTTCAGAGAACCAGACCAGACAGTTTATGTCTAGCATGGCTACACAAGTAAGTCAGTTTAACGCAACACAGATTAATGCTACCAATCAGTTTAATGCTGGGCAAGTCAATGCTGCCAAGCAGTTTAATGCTCAGGTGGAGAACCAACGTGATCAGTTCAATGCACAGAACAGACTTGTTGTAGCTCAAGCTAATGCTCAGTGGAGGCAGAATGTTGTTACGATTAACACTGCTGCCCAGAACGAAGCAAACATGGAGAATGCTCGTCAGATCAATAGCCTCACAACCAATGCCTTGGATCAACTTTGGCAACGTGAGAGAGACCTGATGGACTATGGTCAGACCTCTGCTGAGAATGCAAAAGATAGGGCTTTGAACATCTTGTTGGCTGACAAGAACATGGATATGTTTAAGGCTAAACTATCTGCAGAAGAAGATGCCGCAGCATCAGAGTTCTGGACTAACCTCGCATACAAAGCCGTAGGATGGGACTAACGTAGATGGAAAATAACAAACAAAAGAGAACAAGAGCTTCCGCCTTTGCTCTTGGTAGACCTGACCCGCAAGCACAAGTTGCTCGGTTAGGGGATGCAGCACAAGAAGATCTCGATCTAGGTTTTACACCTGATGTTCTTGATACATATACAAGCACTATTCGGGGCAGTGTAGAGGAAGCTCTTAAGCAAGTAGCTGAAAGGGATGTGTCTTCTTCCTCTGACTTTAGCCGCAACGACATGGTGTTCAGAGGTGCAGGTGACCTGCAATCTTTGGTTGACCAGACTGAAGGTGCTGGAGACTACAACACTCTCTTTGGTTTTGCTCAGGATAAAGATACCCCATTCAAAGATGTTGATGTCACTAAGATGACCATAGGAGAACTAGAGGCTTTCACAGATCCTAGCGGTGAGTATGGTCAATGGGTGAAAGCTCGCAACAAAGGCGTAGTTGGAACACCTCTTGGTCGTTATCAGATTATCGGTTCAACCCTTAAGGATGTTTCAGAGGCTCTTGGTTTCGACAAAGATACAGTCTTTACACCAGAGGTGCAGGATCAGATGTTTGCTTACCTAGTCTCAAGACGTTTAAATAAGGCTAAGACAGATACGCAGATGTTAAGTGAATTACGTAATGAATGGCAGGGGTTTAAATCTGTTGACGACGACACACTGTTGGCTGCTGCTAAACAGTTTAGTTTCTCTAAGAAACCTAAAGTAAGACCACAAGGACTAGGAGCAAGAGACTCATGATAGACTTATTTGGTGCACCCATCCCAGGGCAATCCTTAACCAGAGAACCTAAGAATGCTCCTTACGAGAGTCCTCCTGAGATCGTTGATCCAGAGGAAGCTCTGATGGTTCACCTAGATAGACTAGCAGACGCAGACCGCATGGAATCTATCTTGATGTTGTTAGAGAACGATGCCCCTGTAACTATCGTAGCTGATAACATTCTGCGTGGTGCAGTAGCAGCTGGTATCCACGGTGTAGACGTAAGCTTAATCATCAAGAAGCCAATCGAAGAATGGATTGCTGGTACAGCTAAAGAAGTAGGTGTTCCTTTCTTAACTGGTTATGAAGATGAAGGTGGACGTGCCGCCCGTGAAGCCCATGCCGAGTTGATGGCTCTACGTAGTGTGCCTAAGGATGTCATGGAGATTACTCAGGCAGACAAGAAGCAAGCAATGGCTCTAGCTGATGAACAACAAGGCTCTGAGATGCCAGACCAAGAGCAGCAAGAACAACCACAAGAACAACAGCAAGAACCTATGGCTATGGAGCAGCAACCTCAAGAAGAGCAAGCTCCTTCAGCTAAAGGTCTAATGGCGAGGGTATAAAGATGGGCTTCTCTTATGTAGGTGCTAACCGTGCTATTGCACGTATTGAAGACAGAAAGGAACGCCGTGAGCAGTTCTTGATGGAGCTTATGGAGAGACGTAAAGCTGTCCTTATCCCTGAGCTTATGAAAAGATATGACGAGACTAGGGCTATCCAGAAAGCAAAGACAGAAAGACTGTCTACTGCTAGAAGCTATGGCCTGTCTACTCAAGCAGCTGCTATCCTTGAGTCAAGTGGTGAACTGGATCGTTTCATTTCAGATGTATCTCAAATAAAAGACTTACCAACTAGTCGTGTTAGAGACCTGAGTGAAGCTATCGTAAGCTCTGTCCCTAAAGAGAAGGCAGCACAGGCTCTACGTTACGCCTTAGATACAGGTGTAATTCAAGATCCTACCTCTGATGGTTTGATTGATGTTCTATACGCAAACACAGACGAAGACTTAACCTCTGCCTTTGGTAAAGCAATGTCCTCTATCAGTGGACCCACAGCTGATCGTCCAGGTATTGCGCCAGTAGACGTAAACATAGCAGCCCTGAGACCCATTGATTCTCAAGAGACAGCAAGAATACGTAAGAACCTTGAGCAAAGTCTGAAGGGTATCCTTGAGTACACAATAAGTCCAGACAACCAGATCATCTGGAATGACCCTGCCTCTGCTGTAACTATTATCGACAATGCAGTTAAGTACTATGCCCAAGTATCTAGAGATCCTCTTGTAAGAGCAGACCCTATTGACATCGTTAACCAAGTTACTGACTCTGTTCTGACACTGAAAAACAAGTACGGCGTAGACTATAAAGACATAGCTGAGAATTACCAAACTTTTCCTTTAGTTCCTTTGCCTAAAGTGAAGAACCCTCTTGAAGACGATAATGAAAACCTAACTCTTGAAGAGATGATGTTTAAGCAAAGCCCTGTGAAAGATTACACAGTACCATCTACAGCAAGTATCGATGACTACCTAAATAACTCTTACATCGAGTAAATAAGATGACAGATTATACTAATAGAGCAGCCGAGGTCGAGTCCTTCATGGACTTGATGGAAGATGACGACTTCAAGAAAGACCTTATTCAATTCTACTCAGGTGGGCGTTACAAGATGTCCAAAGAGGACATGAAGAAGGAAGGCTTTGAAGGTCTATCCAAACGTTTTGCTGAACACATGAGGCACCAAGCTTGGAATGAAGTGACAGCCGTCAAAGACTTGAACTACGTAAACAACAAGGACATGGATCAAAGAGGTAAGGATGCCTTTGGTCGTCTTATCAAAGCTTGGGATAACTCACAGTCTGCTGGTACAGGTTTCTTCGAGGGTGTTGGTGACTTCAGTGAGGCTATCCTTACAGCCCCCTCAACCTACGTAGGCTTAGGTAGTTTTGGTTTAGGTAAGGTTGGTGCCAAAGCTGCTAACTATGCCACACAGACTGCTCTCCGTGGTGCCTTGAAGCAAGGCTTGATGAAGAACATAGCTAAGTCAGCTGCTACAAAGTCTGTTGGTGCACAAGCCCTACGCAGTGGTGCCCTCGGCTTTACCAGTGGTGCTGTCATCGGTGGTGGACAAGCTATCGCAGAAGGTGAGATCAGAGAAGAAGTTGTTGAAGGCTTTGAATACGGCGGTAAGGATGCCCTGAGGGATGTCCTTATCTCTGGTGCTATTGAAGGTACCGTTGGCGCAGGTCTTGGTGTTATCTCAGGTGCTATCGGAGCAAAGAGACAGAACACAGTCAAAGACTTCTTGCAAGAACGTGGCAGAGTTGTAGCTGAGAAACGACAAGAGGCTGCAGAGAAAGCTTTGTTCACTCTTAATGAAGCACCTGAGTCTGTTAAGAAAGAAGCTAGTAAGATCCTATCTGACTTAGATGATATCTTTGCTGCACGTGAAGGTGTCAAAGGGGCTACAGGTATTAAAGATCCCTTAGATCCTGAGAGAGTTAAAAGAGGTCAGGCTATCCTAAATGCCATGACAGATACCAAGGCAAACCCAGTGTTCTCATCTGGCCTATCTGTTGATACTATGCGTAGTGTTGCAGCTGCAGCATCTGAGCTAATGCAGAACCAGAAGCTTGGTATTGAAGGATCTGAACGTATCACTGAGTCTGTTGCTCGTGCCTTAAGTGGGGAAGGTGCAGAAGAAAACTTCAAGATGATTGAAGGAATCAGAAAGAAATACGGTCTGAGTAAGGACGAGTTCTCTTTGATCTACTTGGCAGAAGCTTCTCGTGCTGGTCGTGTACTAGGTTTTCAAAGTGCTATCAAGAGAGGTGCCAAGGTTGCACTAGGTAAGATAGACGAAAAAGAGACGAGTGACCTTGATGTTATCTTCTCTAAAGGTGCATCCTCTATCTCAAGTGGAGAAGCAGAAGAGATTGTAGGTCAAGCTGTCCGTAGGTCAACTAAAGACCAGAAGATTTATGGTTTCTTCCAAGACCTAGACGCTATGCGTATTGCATTCATGACCTCTCAACCAGCAACTACAATGCGAAACCTTAGGAACTCTGGTATCCTTCTGGCGACAGACGTAGTTGATGAGGTAAACAGAGGTCTTTACAAAGGTCTTTTCCAAGGTGATGTAAGGTCTGTCAAAGACATTATCCCTAACACAACATCAATGTTAAGAGGGTTTACAATAAACAACGCAGAGGCTAAGATGCTGAAGGCTATCATCATGGATGAGATGCCAGAGACATCTAGACGTTTGTACTCCAACGCAGCAAGAGTTGAGATGGCCCTTGAGGGTTCTTCTGTTATGGCTAAAGCTGGTCGTGTTGTTAACGTATTCAACACAGCCGTAGATAGTGTCCTAAAGGAAGGTATGTTCTACGGTAGCTTGGATAGGCAGTTCAGAGATAAAGGGTTATCCTTAAAAGACTGGTTAAAAGAAAACAAGTCTATGGAAGAACTACCCGAAGGTATCTCCTTCGAGAAGTCTATCAACGAAGCTCAACGTCTGACCATGCAGTACGACTTTAAGGGTGACGACTCTGCGTTAGGTACGACTGCAAAGACGTTTATATCAATCAACCGTAAGGTTCCATTCCTTGTATCACAAGGTTTGGGGATGCCCTTCCCACGGTATACTGCAAACCACCTACAGATGGTAGCTGAGTACACACCTGTACTAGGTGAGCTTATGCACAAAGGGAAGCTTATTAAGTCGTCCGAAGATCCTGCTCAAAGGATGGCACGTCAGATGACAGGTATGTCCCTTCTACTAGGAGGGTATGCCTTAGCATACGAAAGGGATGGTGAGGTAGACTACGGCTCTATTCGTAATGCCTTAGGTGAAGAGGCTGACATGAAACAGTATGCTGGTTCTATTCTTGCCCACCTTTATGTAGGTGATTTGCTTTGGAGACTAAACAAAGGTCTTCCAGTTAACTTTGATAGAAACGAAGTATCAGCTGTTTTTGGTGGTATACCTGAGTTCTCACTAGATCTCGGCTTTCCAGAATCAGTCTATAACTCCTTAAAAGAAGGCGCACCGACAGAAGAGTTTGAGAAAGAGCTAGGTAACTTTTTAGCTACCTTCACGATGCCTCTGGCTCTTGCAAGAGATACATACAACCAGTTCAACCCCGCAGCATCTGGTAATCCTTACGTAAGAGACTTAGCTCTTGGTGAAGATGTTAGCCGTAAAGGTGCTGGTGCTTTGTCACAGGGTATCTTTGGACCACAAGCCACACGTTTCTTACCAGACGTAGGTTTCGTACAGTACACCCAATCATTTGATGGGGAACAAGACATTAAGATCTATGACTACGACAACCCTGTTGCTAGAAGTACTGTTAGCCCTTTGTACAAACAAATCTCTGGTGGTACTTCAGAGCCTCCTCTGACTGCACTGCAGAAGTACCAAAGCCGATACGGTATTAAGAACTGGCAGATGTTCAACAAAGGATCTCTAGGTGCATTAGCAAATGCAAACACAGAACTTGTTGTTCAACAGAGGTTAGCTAAAACACTTCCTCAAAAGTTTGAGGCTTGGAAGAGTGAAGCCCCTGTCAGCAATAAGTTTGGTCGTCTTACCTTTGACGAGTTAACACCAAAGTCTACAGGTATTCCTATGAAGGAATTAAACAAAGAGAAGGCAGAGATACTAAAGCAGTTTATTCGGCAAGAGATTGCTGCAGAAGCATCTGAAGTTCAAGACATGTTTGATACCTTCGTGGCTAGAGACCCAGTCAAAGCAAGGGGCTACATCCGCAACAACTTTGTTATTCAAGTAAAGGACAAAGGCAAGGATGTCTTCAACCAAGCTGCAAGAGAACTTGGGTTTGATGGCTACAAAGAGATGATAGGTTCAGCTGAGTCTGTCAAAGAAGAGATCAACCTACGTCTACGTCTTCTTAACCAAGTACCTCTAGAGAAGTCTACTGACATCTACTCAACACGTTAAAAAGAAAAGACCCCCAGTTATTAGCTGGGGGTTTAGTCTGTTGGTATCTACTTATTTTTCTTTTCAAGCATTCGTTCACTATACCTGAATGCTTCATCTATGATCTCGTCAGACCGTAGATACCTGCCAGATGATATCAATCCACTCAATGCACATCCAGCAAAGTAGTCCCCCAAAGCAACCTGCCCTGGAGGAGTACTATCCGTATTATCTTTCTTCAAGAACTCTTGGGCTTCCTGCTCAAGGGTTTTCTTTTTAGGTGGCCTACCTCTTGGTCGTTTTGGTTTCTGCTCCATAGGCACCTCACTTCTTAGATTGATGTTGGATCAAGGCTTGTAAGTACCAGTTAGATTTCTTCAAGTCTTCTAATCCATTCTTATAACGCCAACGATGCTGGTACTTAGCAATGTTACCTCTTAGGTAGCCGATGTACTCCTCGTCAGTCAGGAAGTCTTTGATGTAGTCAATGCACTCAATAGATCCCTGTCCGTAGTGAGACGGATTGTTAACGTTATCATTGGCTGCAGCAGTCTTCATTTCGTTTCTTCCTATTACTTCTAGCAAGTTGCCTACAAACTCCTTGCGATCCTCACATTCACCACAGACACCATCGTCGTCAAGAAGATGACCACAGTATACACAGTTTGTCATAGTCTTTCCTTCATGAATACCTTAACCCACTCAGCACAGATACCACTACGTACAATGTCATCTACACCAAACTCAACAATAGGTATGTCCAGCATATGTTTCTTGGCTAGGTGAATAACTTTAGATAGACCATCAGCTTCCTTTAGGTCAGACTGTTGTACATCACCGTTGAGGACAATTTTACTATCATCTCCGACTCTTGTCAACAACATCTTTAACTCATGGGTTGTGATGTTCTGTGTCTCGTCCACGATAATGAATGCACTCTCAAAACTACGTCCCCGCATAAGAGCTAGGGGTGCCATCTCGATGTTACCATTCTTAATGCCTGTCTCTACTGCACCTTTACCTAAGTGCTTAGTTAAGACATCGAGTACAGGTAGTGCCCAAGGGTATGTCTTCTCCTCTAAGGTACCAGGAAGGTACCCCAAGTCTTTACCTACAGCAATGTGTGGTCTTGTGATAACAATCTTGTCGATCTCTTTAAGGGTGTACAAGTCAGCAGCAAAGGTAGCTGTGACATACGTCTTACCTGTACCAGCTGGACCAAGGATGAACACCTGATCGTGTGTCTTCATGTGGTCCCACAGTTGTTTCTGGTTGTCTGTACGTGGGACAAAACCAGATGTCTTCTTAGTTGCAGCACCTTTGTAGTTTGTCTTGCGACGAGAACGTGTTTGTTTCTTGGGTGGTTCACTGTCCATCTTTATTTTTTTCCATTTTCTTAGCTTGGTAACGAGCTTTATCGTAAGCTTTTTTATGGTCTTTATTCTCTTGTGTCCAAGCCCTAACCTGCTGGATCTTCTTCTCTCTGTTAGCTCTGTACCACTTTTTCTGGTATGCACTATTTCTGAGACTGTTAAACTCTTTCTTCTGTTCTGGTGTCATACTGTAACCAACTCTGCTTCTGTGTAAGGAATGTGAAAGAACTTCTCACCTTTAACGATTTTCCTACCGAAGGCAGGTTTGATTGTATCAGGTGTCATCTGTTTACCTTTGATTAACCAACACTGTGTGAGGTCTGAGTTGAATACGTAGAAGTTAACTCTACTGTTGTATTTTTGCAACAGTCTACTCTTACGTTCTGGTATCCGTATCTCTACCCACGTAGTAGGCCAGTCTGACTTCCAAGCTGTCTTCACCTCGGCTTCACTGTGGTACACTTGACCTTCGTACTCACTGACTACATCTGCGTAATAGTTCTCAGCAACAGACATGATACGGTGACCTCTGTCTTCTAAGACCTTAAGTAAAGATGCCTTAGCTGGGTTGTCGTACTTGTCATACAAACCTCTATCAAACGCTTTACGAACTACTGCCATGGATATACTCCTTTAACTCTGTGTACCCACCTATATGATTACCCTGTGGATCAAACACCTGTGGAACTGTAGTGTAACCTGCTTGTTTAATTAAAGTCAACACCCACTTGCTGCTTTGCTCTTGAACGTTATACGCCACAAAAGAATAGCCCTTACCTTTCAGCAGGGCTTTAGCATCATCGCAGAAGTTGCATTGGTTACGTGTGATAATAACGTACATTCTGTTTCCTTATAATTGGCCCACCCTGTAGGACTCGAACCTACAACCTGCCGATTAGAAGTCGGCTGCTCTATCCAGTTGAGCTAAGGGTGGTCAAGCTACCGTGCTTTTAATTCGTACAGTAGCTTTTGCTGTTCATACTCTGACATTATCATCCATTCACGGATCTCGTCAATAGTTCTTTTACACCCCACGCAGTATCCATCTTCTATTCGACAGACCTTTACGCAGGGTGAAGGAACAGTGCCTATGTTAGGTCTACGATTTCGCATGAGTCGCCAGAGCAAGCTAGTGTCTGCATACCAGAGGTGTTGTCCTCTGCTTCATACTCTTTCATCTTAGCCCAGTCGATTGACTTAGGCATAACTGATAGCAGTGTTTCGTAGTCAGACTTACCTACCTCTTGATAAGGTGCTTGCTGGTATGTGTGCTCATTGTACGGCAGGAATGATACACCTGACATCTCGTCGAAGTGTTCATACACAAATGCACCTACCTCGAACCACTCGTTAGCCTTGACGTTGATAGTCACAGATGGCTTATGCTCACACCAGTTACGTTGGTATGCCAGCCACATCTTTAGTTGGTCAATAGCTGATACGTCTGAGGTAACAACGGCATTGTCAGGTGACTTAATTGGAAAGCTAAATACTGTAGTCTGGTCTGGCTTGAATGCGTCAGGCTCATTTGGAATCCCTTGGTCAATCATGAACTGCGTAAGTGGATCCTTATTATCACCACGGACAGTACGAATATAATAGGGGCTGTGACGAGCATGAATACCACTAGCACTGTCAACAAGTTGAGAGACGGTTCCAGAAGGTTTGACACAAGTGATAGCAGCAGAAACTGGGATACCAAGGCGTTCAGCCCACTCAGAGTTCGTAGTAACAGCAACATTTCGTAGGTGCTCCAGTGTTTTATTCAGACCAACGTTCTCTGTGGTCATCAAGGGGTTATCCATAATACCTGTAAGGCTTACACCTAACAGTCGTTCTTCTTCTGTGTTCTTTTGCCACACTTTTCGCAGGTATGGGAACTTGGTGTATGTAGACTGAATAGTCCCAAGTATTGTAGCCAGTCGAACTTTCCGTTCCAAATCTTCAATAGTGTCTGTAGCACGAACAACACACTCCGTTAAGTTGCAAAATTGGTACGGGCGCAAAATTATCTCACTACATGGGTTCGTCCCAAAGTTGTATTCTGGATCACGTCTACCATTTTTAGCTGCTTGTTTCTTAGATGCTTGACGGTTGAAGATGCCACGTTCACCTGAGCCTGACTCAACCAATGCCATCCACTCACGCATGAACGACAGGCTGTCTGGCTTCTCAGTATATGACACAGAGTTATTAGCCAAGGCACGTTGTGGATTGTTCTCCCACCACTGACCTGACTTAGCATGACGCATACGGTCATCACTCAAGTTAGACAGAGAGATCATAGCACTGCGGCGTACACCACCAACGACTACGACTTCACCGATCTTACACATGATGTCGTGTGCTTCCATGCTGGATAGCTTACGTCCTTGTGCATCCTTGAAGATGCGGATAACAAAGTTGAACAAGTCTACCAGTGGTGCTGGACCAGAAGCACGTCCACCGAATGTCTTTAGTCGTGCACCTGCAGGACGTACACGTGATACATCCCACTTAGGGATCTCACCTGAGTACAGCAATGCAATCACTTGACGTAGAGCTTTAGCCCAACCTTCTTTACTATCCTTAACTACGACTGTAGTCTCGCTGTCGAATAACTCTGGTACCTCTGGCAGCTTAGTCACGAACTGACGTTCTACAGAGAAGCCTACACCTGTACCACACAACAGAATGAACATAGCCTCATCGAAAGACTTGGGGTCATCTACTGGTAGGTATGAGCAGTTATACCCTGCTGTGTTGTCACGTTCTAGTGCAGGACCAGCTGTCATCATAGCTCGCATAGAGGGCATAACCTCTAGGTTCAGGATGGCCTGTTCAATCTCATTCTCTACGTCTTGGTCTACCTTTGTGTGTACAAGGTTACTGATGTAACGTGATACAGTCTCGGCCCAAGACTCACGCCGTCCTTCATCCTCTAACCATCGTGCATAACGTGATGTGTGAATAAATGCTTGGTAATCTGTTGGTAACATATTGTTCATCGGTTGTCTCCGTCTCCTTTAAGTTTGCCTCTTAGCTCTCTGTCATCGAGCTTCCTTACGTTCATCGCCAGGGTTACACCTAAGTCACCACCGTAGTAGTTAGCCAGTGCTGTTGCGTAGAATACAACATCCCCTAGTTCTTTGATGATATCAGTTGAAGTGTATCTGTTGTTATCACGAATAAGCTTCTTGATCTTCTCAGCTACTTCACCTGCTTCACCAACTAGCCCTAGTGTGTTCTCGACTAGTCGGTCATGACCCTCAGTTAGGATCTTATCTTCTACCCACTCTGAGTAATCCTTAAATGGGTTACTAGACGCCTCAGTCTCAGGGAACATTTCGTAGTACTCAAATGCTTCCAAGTCTTTATTAGTTATCATGTCTGGTCACCTCACAGTCTTTTACTTTCACGTCATCTACATCGTACAAGATATCTCTTACCAACCGTTCAACACAGAAGGAATGATCTTCATGTACATCAATAAAGTTAGCGTCAGGATCTACCCACAGCAAAACATTTATCTCAAACTCCATTCGGAAACTCCTAGTTATACTTTAGTGAACAGTTGTGTCAATCACAATCTTGTTGTTTCGGTTCTTCTTCCAACCACTCTTGGGGTATAGTCTTGTTGGAATACTTAAATCCATTCTTGATACACCAGTCTTCGTATGTTGTCTTGCTACCCTTATATAGTTTAGCTCGACAGTTTGTAAAGACGAAACGTATATCTAAATGAGGATACTGTTTCTTAATCTCTTTGTGCTTACGTCTATCATCTGTAAGGAACCTTCCCTTAGTCTCAATGATTATACCATTCTCAAGAACAAAATCAGGTGTGTAGGTTCTGTACTTAAGGTCTACCCACTTGATCTTCTTCTTTTCGTAAGTGTACTTAACCTTTTGCTTGTCAAGGAAGGCGGCTGTATCTTCTTCAAGACCTGACCGATATCCTTCCTTGATGCCCCTCATTCTACTTCTATTGAAAGCCACACTTAAAACTCCAAGTCTTCAAAGGCGATAGGTTTCTTAACAACCTTTGTCAGGTACAAGGGGCCGTTGGCGTATACAAACTTACGTAGATTTGGGTAGCAAGCCTTCTTATACTCACAGTAACCACAAGCAAAAGGAAGCTTCTTGTTTCCGTTAGGTGAGTCAGCCTTTTGATCGACAGGTTCGAAGGCTCTCTCTGGTGGTTCACCAGCTGCCACCATCTCCTTGAGGTAGGAGACTTCTTGTTCTTTCTTTTCGAACTCGTCTGTGAAATCGTAGATGTCTAGGCAAACATCCCCATTCACTTTATCAACAACAAGGAACCCGCCCCTCTTCTTGTCTGTTACAAGGGGATCATCCTTTGCTGCGTACACATAGGAAGACAGCTGAGAGATGTATCCGAATGGATCTTCCTTACGTAGGTTACCGTTCTTAAACTTCTTGAAGCCAGCTGGAGATGCAGTCTTAACGTCGATAGTCATACCATCAATGACAGCATCACGGTGTCCTTTGATTCCGTGTACATCCATCTTGTCTTGCATACCTTCAACCTTGTGTCCACCAGCAACAGCTAAGGCAAGGACTAGCTCCTCAACTACATCACCGTAGAAGAACTTCAACAAGGTGTTTGGGCCGAGGCTCTCTGCTGTGTCTGGCATGTTGATCTTGTACCACAGCTTGCGTTTACAGGGTGTCCCTAAAGACGACAAAGACAGGTAGCTGCGTGGCTCCTGCGGTTTCTTAAATCTGCTCTCTGCTAGGACAGCTATGTTCTTTGACATGAACTCTCCAACAGCAGAGTCCCAACCGTTAAGACCAAGGATGGTTTCCTCGATGTCTTGTACTAATGTATCAATACTCTTACTCATCCTAAGACCTTTCTAAGTTATGGTTTGCCCCCACCCAGTTAAGGGAAGGAGCTTTCTTTTAACACACACTTAGAAGAGTCCTAGAAAGGAATTTCATCCCCAGCAAGAACTGGAGTTTCCTCTTTAGGAGAAGGGGCACTTGCTTTAGAAGGAGACCCAGCATCGCCAGAGGCTAGGGAGGAGAGATCCTTGAAACGAGGTGAGCCTCCTTCTGATTCGTAGACGACATGGTCTACAACTTGTACAGACTCAAGGCGTGTGCCGAAACGTCCTTGTCCTGCATCAAATACAGACACAGTAACCAACCCTGTGGAACCATTGCCAATCAAGCCATGTGTTTCCAAGTCCCAAGGTTGACCCTTTACGTCTGCTACTTTTGGTGTACCACCTGCCCACTCATGACGTGGGTGAACACATGGACGTTTAACTGTGACACGTACACCTTCTGCGGTGTTCTCCATCTTGGTAGCACATCCAGCTTCTTTCAGCTTTGCTGCATCTTCATCCTTCAGGATCAAGGTGACTTTGTATTCACCGTCTGTCTCTACGTTCCAAGGGGAACGATCACGGTTGCTTTCGAAAACCTTTGCCCACTCCATTGTTGCGAACAGTTCTAGGTACTTTGTTTTTACTCTATCAGCCATAGTCTTAACCTTTCTTTTTCTAGGTATTTAGTTTGTATCATACAGTTTTAGTGGGTGTCAAGCCAGTTTTTTCCTACATCGTAAGATCCTGGTGTAGGTATCTTGAACCCTAGCTCTTGGCCTACCTCAAGCATACATTGTGCCTGTAGTTTACCTAGTGCTTCGGCTTCTTCTTGTGTTCCTATCACCTCTGTCTGGTATTCATCGTGGATGAAACCCACCAGCTTAAAGTTGATGCCTTGCTTACGTGCCTCAGATGTCCACTTGATTAGAGTGTGCTTCATCAAGATACTTTCAGCTGACTGTAGCATACCAGCTAGAGCCTTGTGTGCTGAAGGTATCTTAACTTTACGTCCGTCATACCCAGTGAAGTATCCTTGCTCTGCAATGTAAGGTATCAACCTATTCTTAAGTTGTGCTAACCCGTCAATAGACTTAACGAATGAGTCACGTGCTTGTGTTGCTTGCTTCTGGTTTACCTTCAGGATCTGTGCAGTCTTAGCTACACCAGCACCAAGAAGCCAAGCATAAATAAAAGTCTTAGCCATGTCACGTGTTGCGTGAGGTAGACCTAGAGCTTTCTTATTAACGTTGTGAATGTCTGTTTCGTTTTCCTTCTTACCTTCCATGATAGCTTTGGCGTACTGATCTGCATCAAAGTGCCGCCACAAGTAGTCTGCTAGAACTCGTAACTGAATACCATCAGCATCAGTACCAACCAAGAAAGAACCACTAGGCACAGTCCAGCATGAACGTAGATGTGAATCATATTGTTTCTTTACCTCTTCGACAGCTGTCTTTGCTTCACCATGAAAGGCAGAAGGAATGTTAGCTGTGTTGGGTGACTTGTGGGCACAACGCCCAGTCCATGCACCTATGTTCATGATGGTACCGTGTATACGTCCATCCCCTTTGACCTGCCCTAGCCACTCCACCAGTGAGCTTCTACGTCCTTCTAAGGTAAGCCACTTAGCCAAAGCCTTTGCGCCCTCAGGGGCATCCTCTGGGAGTGTGGATAGGTTATCCTCTGTGACTGCCCACCCGTACTTGGATAGGTGTTCCTTCTTCTCCTTATAGAATGCTTTGTCCATAGACTTGATAACTGTTCCGTAAGGGTCACCAACATTAAGGCGTTCAAACTTGAGGTGTGTCTTAGTCTTATCGACAGGTTGCCAGCCAGCTTCCCACAAGGCATCAATACGATCCTTAGGAGAACCAGGTTTGAAGTCAATCCAATCGTGACACACAAGGTCTTCGCCATCCATTGTGGTCAATGCGTACTTCTTCTTGGCATTAATCACTGTTGCCATCTCTGTGCCATCTTTCTTGAGGCGATACTTGATCCTATTCACCTCAAGCATCTTCGGTGGGAAGTCTACTTGAAACTGTTGCTCAAGCTTATTCATCTGAACTTGGATTGAGTTAAGAAGGAACTCAGCTTTATTGCTGTCGAAAGCAAAGCCGTAGTACTTAGTCCGAACCAATTCAATCTGTAGGTCATGCTCTGCACGAAGGGATCTCTTCCAGTCAGGATCAAAGATGTACTTCTTGAAGTGCTTAAACAAGGCTTCTGTTGTATCCAAGTCACCATACCAGTACTCAACCATCTCGTCTGAGAACTCTTCAAAGGCATGGAAGTCACCTTTGTACACACCAAGCCTACGTCCCCAAGCATCTAGGCTGTGAGGAGAACGAGCACCCTTAGGGATTGCAATGTCGTAGTCCAGTGTACGAGACACAATCAAAGTATCAATGATCTTGTGTGGATCAATGAGCCGTGGTTGTAGTAATCGGTTAAGCTCTGGTGCATCGAACTGCACAAAGTTATGACCAACAACATAATCCAAAGACTGATACCACTTGATAGCCTCTGCTTTAGCAACAGGATCTTCGTGACACTTCTCAAACTTATACACCTCACCTGTGGTTAGGTCTTTCCCACCACATAGCCAAAGCTTATCACTGCCTTCCAGCTTGTTTGTTTCGATATCACTGACTGCTATCTTCATACTCTGAATGAAACCTCTTCTAAGATTGTGGTGTCTGGATCGTAGTATACCGAACCAGCATTACCTAACTTAGAGAATGGACGGTTCTTGTCAACAATAAAGTTTGTTGTGTTACGTTCCATCTCATCTTCGGCCTCAGTGTCACGTTCTAGTTTGATACAAATGATTGCTTCTTCCTCAAGAGATGCAGCATACTTTGTTCGTCCGTCATCATTGACCTGTGAGATAAAGATCACACCGATGTCTAGTTCTTTGGCTAGCTGTGCCATACGTGCACCCAGTGTTGTCAGTGTACTGGTGGCACCTTCGACACCTGCGTTGGATAGGTAGGCTAGTCGTTGGACGTGGTCAATGAAGATGAACTGTGCGCCGTAGACTGTAGCTGCTAGACGTACATACTCAAGCAGAGCCATTGGGTCATCGTGTGCTTGCATCTCAAAGATGATTGTCTTCTCGTCTTGTGCTGCTTTCTTGGCTGCTTCGATTACCTGATCCTCAGAGATACCATTCTCTTGGGCATCTTCTTTGGTACGAACATTGGCACCTAGCTCATAGGTTGCCATAGCACGGTAGGTTGTGGACTTCATCTCTTCCATGTGAAGCAAAGCAATACGTGTCTCAGACTTCAGTAGGCCAACTTCAAAGTAACGAATAAGTTCTGTCTTACCTTGTCCACGCAATGCCTTGATGAATGTCAGACCACCTTTAACTAAGCCTCGGATCTTATCATCCAAACCTGTGTGTCCTGTTGGAACATACTCGTAAGGGTTCTCTGTTGTGATAGCTTTCTCTACTTCGATGTCACCAACAAAGAAGTTGTCTGGGCTGAAACGTTGGGGCTTCAATGCTGCCCACTTCAAGTCATCGACATCACCTGACGTGATGAAGTCATTAGCATCCTTGTGCTTAGTCAAAGGTACATAGTAGAACTTCTCTGGGAACAGACCATACAGTCTGTTGGCTGCTGCCTTTCCTGCTTCGTCTTGCTCACCAGCATACACGATCTCACTGAATGAGTTGAGATACTCAAAGACATTCTTGATGAACTTCTCTGAGATAGATGCGCTGGGCAATGACTTGACTGGATAGCTTTTACCTAAGGCTTGGTACAGAGATGCCGCATCGAACTCACCCTCTGTTATGTATAAACGTTTGCTTGAACCAGCATTGAAGTCAGGGCCGAATAGATCCTTAGGTGATCCTCTCTGCTCAGTCCAGAACTTCTTCTCGTCATAGCCACGGTACTTTGTGTTGTTAGGGTACTTGAAGGCATACCGAACAGGCACACCATCTTCGTCAAGCTGAAGCTGGATCTTGTACAGACGTGCTACGTCCTCGTCTAGTCCACGAATACCTTTGAAGGTAGCTGACTTGATGGGACGGTTCTGATCTTTGGGTTGCTCTATAGCTTGGACAGGGTATGTTTCCTCTGCCCAATCAAAGATCTGTGTCCGAAAGTTTGGACGTGGGTACGATGAACTACAGCCAAAGCAATAACCTGTGCTCTTCCCAGGATTCCAAGCAAAGGCATCACTGCTTCCGCATGATTCGTATGGACAAGGCTGGTGTGTTACTTCGTGTGTATCTTCTACTGCGTGTGCTGCACTCATGTGCTTATCTCCTTGTGTGTTAAGGGTTGTTCTGTATCTCTATCTTGAACAATCCAGACGATACCTCAAGAGATGATACGATGTCAAGGAACTGTTGGTAGGACATGTATATCATCTGGTACTCCCCTAGTGCTTCCTCGTACTGACGCATGTAGACTGACATGTCGTCACCCATGATAACCTCAACGTCTTCGAACTTATCACTTTCATCTAGGGTAGTGACAACAGTTGCGTCACTCTCAAACTCTACAGTAAACATCAGTCTATGTCTCCCTCGTGCCAATCATCCCAGTCATCCTGATTTGCTTTCTCACGTTCCTTAGCACGTTGACGTTCTTCTTTAGTCATCTCACGGATATGTTTAGCACGATCTACGTGCCACTCTTTAGGTTCCTTCTTTGCCATCGTGCCACTCCACTACTCGGCCTGTGTTCCATGTGTCTGCTGCTGCCTGTGCTGCGGCTAACAGGTCAAACACTTTCACTGGTGTGTTGTTGTCAAAAACTGCTGTGTTCTCTCGCATGTACTCCCATTGTCCATGCTCTATCTCAAACATAACTGCGTATTTCATTTCTTTTATTCCTCGTATGATCTCAGTGCTTCCCACGATACAGGGAATAACTCAATCATCTTATCATCAATCTGTTCAGCCACCAGTCGTGTCTCTAGCTGCGTGTCAGGCTTGCACCGTAGCTGGCACATAGCAGCAAAGGCATCTAGTGATCCAGACCAGTACCACTCAGTCATGGTTGATTGTGGTAGTACCATCCGTGCTTGCTCTGGGGCTACACCTTGCTCAAGCAGTTTCTTGTACACCTCTAGTCCTAATTCTTCGGGTGTGTCGTATGGATAGTGTCCTGACTTTAGTGTGAACTCTTCTAACTCAACTACACCATAACTCCCCTGCTTCTTGTCAGCACTGCGCCCACGCCACTGGTCAGGCACATAGAACTCAGGTTCATCATCAACGTAACGACGACTGATCTCGTTCCAACGCAGGAACTTATGCTTGACCAACTGCCGTGCTATAAAGATTGGTGCTTTGACGTGGAAAGATGCAAAGGCATGACCGAATGGGCTGGTGTGCTTGTGCTTGGCTAGGTACTTAATCAGCTTGGCATCCCGATCAGCTAAGACGTTAGGACCGCCTACTCTACCCTCAAAGGTGCTCTTCTTACCAAAAGACACCCGTGCTGCGTTTACCACTGACAGGTCAGATCCCATGTGGTCAATGTATGTTGCTTCAATCATTTCCATTTCTTCCTTACTTTCCAGTACACCCAGCACTCCATACAGTGATCGTCACTTAAGATCCAGTCTATTAGCCAGACGATGTGGGGTTTGTTATTCTTTTTCCAGTGCCAATTCCTAGCACTAAAGGTTTGGTTGTTGTCTCCACCTAACAGGACGTTGAGCAGTACAGACAGTGCTGTCAGAACTCTGTTGATGTACTTACTTATCTTTTCCATCCTGGGGTTCTTCCTCTTCTAATCTGTCCAGTTCCTCCATCATCACCTCAAGCATAGATTCCATACGAGATGATGCGGCGTTGTGCTTATTGATAAGATCATTGAGGGCATCAGCAATGCGTTGCATGTTGTCGTCTACTCTCTCAAGCTCTTTGTCGTAGCTGTAGTTGAGGTACAAAAGGTATGCTGTCAGACCACCAAATCCAAGCAGAGCTACATTAACCATATCCAAATACATCGTGTGTGTTCCTTTCTTATCTTAGTTAGAACAGTGGGTAGTATACCTCACCTTTATCGAACAAGTCTAGGTATTCGTCAAGGTGTACCCGCAGTTTGTCTGCTTGCTGTAGCTTACCGTCCCACTCCAAGTCATCAATCTTCTTTGTTGTCTGAACGATCAGAGTGTGTAGGCTTTCTACTTTCTTTGCTGCTGTCTGCATGGTCTAACTTTCCTATCCAGTGTGTGACATCGTCGTGTTCATAAACTACATCAAGTAGTTCTTGAATTGGTTTAGGTTGTCGTTCTTCTCTTTCCATTCAAAGTAATCTTCCTCTGATAATCCATTCTCAAGCATGAACTCCTGCATATCAACGACACGTTCTAACAACATCTCAATGATGTACGACATACTTTCTGGGTTGTTGTTTTCCTGTAAGAAATGACCAATGGAGTCATATTCTTTTGGTTCCTTATCTTCTTTGGTCATCTTATCCATACCTTTAGTTTGAACTACAAGAAGGGTCTTAAGGTAATACTAATAGTATATACTTATATTATATTATCTTTATAAGAGATAAAGAAACATAAGTTATTTCTAATAGAACTTACTAGTAGTATTACTATTAGATGGCTTTTGTAGTTTACCTTTCAAGACCCTTCTATTTCTTTTTTATTTAGAGTGTGACAATAATATCACATAGTATAGTACGTTCACACCCACTGCTATCACAAACAACCAGTCCATCTATAGTTGTACTATCAGACTGTTTCGTTGCGTAAAGTTACATCAGCTTCGTGCAGCAAGTAACTGTTCTCAAAGTCTGATTCCTTCTGGGATACCTGTTGTCCTATGTCTAGGTCAGAGTTACCAGATGGTTGCAGTACAACCAGAGAGATGTTACGTTCTTGTACGCCAGCTACAGCATAAGACTTTCGTGCTAACAGAATGTCACCTGTCAATCGGTTGCGTACAAGACAGGGCAACTGCTGTGTCAGTGGCATTGCTGTTGGTTGGTACTCGTTTGATACTACTTGTAAGGCCATGTGTTTTCCTTTCCATCTAGGCTTTTAGTTTAGGGTTCAAGTATACACCAATTAGGTGTCTTGGTCTACAGCTTCCCGTGTTTTCACTAGGTCACCGTATTCGTCGTACTCTATTCCCATTGACTCAGCTATCCAAGTCATGGCTGAACATATGTCATCCCACCGTTCATCATCGTTGTGCATTTCTCTGTGTTCATCCAGAGCTAGCCAGATGGTCTCCAGCCACGAAACAGGATTGCCGTAGGTCAGGTGCATATCTTGTGGTTCTAGTTCTCTAAGGGTCATCTCTGCATCTCTCTGTGTATGTTAGGTTAGTTTGTTTGCTTCAAAGACTGCCTTCGCAAATCCTCTTGGCGTTGCTGATCTGATGTTCTTGGTACGCATAGACTTACCGCCAAGCTTCATCATTGGTTTGCTGTACCCATTGCCATAATATTCAGAGCAATCAACTGAATTTTGTTGTGGCATCTTGAAGTCACCACCTGTCCAGAGGCATGTCTTTTTCTTGTAGGCATCCCTCGGTGGTATATACTCAGGCCACTTCGGATGTTCTGCATCATCCTCTGGGATGTAACCACCATACTCGAATGGATGGAAACTGTGGTCAGGCTTGCGCCACAGAGTAGACAACACAGACACTGGGTTCTCCACAAAGTATGGCACACCGAGGTTGTCGAACAGTTCAGCACACCACTTGGCATAGTTACTTGCCTTGATCTGAAACTCTGGGTCACGTTCTGCTTTCTTCTTGAAGTGTGCAGCACCTGATACAGCCATGTCTGTACACACTGGGAATGCCATACCAAATACTACGTTACGTCCTGCAAAGGTGCCGTAGATTGAAGCCAACACATCTTTGTTGTGTAAGTCTGCGTGTGCATATCGGATAGAACCTTCACTACCTTCAAATGTGTCTGTGTTTAAGTTGTCTTTTGAGTGTTGGATGTCAAAGGCGTAGCAGGTATAACCTGCCTCTGCCCACGGCTTTAGTGCTTCACCTGTGTAATCATACAGGGATAGTACGATACCTTTAGTCATTGTGTTGTCTCCTTCTTCATTGTTCCACTCTTTCCAGTTCTATCTCCGTTACGTTAAAGTCACTGTCATTTAGTATTTGCTCTGCGTCCATCTCTCTCACTTTTGTTTCAGCCTCATACCTGCTATCAGCTTCAACCTCATATGAGTTATGGATAGTTACATAAACTGTATATGTCATACTAACTCCTCCTTGTTAGCCCACTCAGGTGCATTACATATGCCTTCCTCTACTAGGCGTGTTGCTGTTCTCCCGTACCACCCTTGTAAACTCCACACTAGGGCTGTATCAATAAGGTACTGCCATGCTTCTACTTCTTCGTCGTAGTCTGCTGGTACCACACCTTCGACGATCTCTATTGCTAACATTGTGTTCATCGTCATTGTCTTATCCTCTTGCCCGTGTTGCTTGCTTGGCTATGTCTGCATAGGTCTGACCCTCTGCTATACCGTCAGCCATGTCTACTATCTGGCGTGTAAAGTCTCGGATGTGGTCAAGGTCTTGTGCTGCATCCATCAGATAGTTCAGTGCATGTTCAAAACGTTTCTTGTAGCTGTCGTTATCATCGAACCAATACGATGTGTTTATGCCACGTTCTGTATCCTCTTTGGCTGTCTGTATGTTAGCCATCAAAGCTTTCAATTCGTACATGATGTCCATCAGGTCTGGGTTGTCGTAGTGTGTCATTGTTGTGCTTCCTTTCTTGCGATCTGCATTGCTTCGCCTAGTGTGTATGTCTCAGCTAGTACCGTTATTGTTTCATCTGTTTCTGTGTCATCACGATACACAGAGTAATAGCCCAAGTATTTCAAGGTGTCTTGGATGTATAGGCTTGAACCTAGTAGGTGCCACTGCCCGTCCATCCAATCACCGCCATACTGATATTCGAAATCGTGTGCTTGCATGGTCTCAGTCCTCGTTCAGTGTTATGCACAGTTGACGTACACCATTGGCGTATACACTGTGCAACTCTACATCCACACGTCCATGTGGTGTTTCTGCGTACCTGTCAACAAACTCTTGGTGTGTCACCTCGTTCACGTCTAGGTCATCCAAAGCATCAACAAAGAATCTCACGTTAATATCTTTTAGCATTGTTCTACGTCCTCGATGTCTTTGATTGCTGCGTATACTGTCTTGAATGTGTAGGCTGCACCGTCAGGTGTTTTCTTTCCTTTTAGTTCTTGTTGCATCATTTCTTTTGCTGCCTCTGTCGCACCAATCATCCGAACCTTGTCTAAAGCATAAAAATATAGGTCTTCGGTGTTGTTGATAAAAAGGGAAACATTCCAGTGATCCCAGCTTGCGTGTCCATAGTATGTTGCCATTGTCTTATTCCTTTTCGGTGTGTGTGTATGGTGTGACACTACGGGCTAATTTCTGCGGTGTCACTAATGACGTTACGTCACTTACATTGTGTCGATCTGTTCGACGTGAACAACAAAACCATCTAGCACAAGGTTTGCGATGTGTGATTGCCAATCGGCATCGATCCCAAAATAAGCCTCATTGTGACGTTGTCTGCCGTGCTGTGTGTAAATATAAATCCACATGTTTTAGTTCCCCTTTGG